TCATGTGGAGGTGTAATTTTAACATTAACGTCCGCAATCTTCTCAGGAAAATCTACTGCACTATGTGAGGCCAAAACTCCTGGAATGGAATTTAATTGGGCACATCCATCAATCAATTGTTGTCGGGTGATAAATCCGGCACAACCAAAAGATCCCTTTCCGGCTAAATGAAAGCCTGGAATACAAACAGCTCCCTTATTGTTTTCAGCCAATAAAGTAGCCATACAGAGACCATTAAACGTTTCTCCTGGAAAGGAGTACGTCAATGCTTCAAAACTGCCACCTTTCGATGTCATTTTGTAATCTCTGGTACACATCATGGGATTAAAAATCTTGAGCTTGCCACAGTCATTATAGAGCATGGTAGACAAAATCTTCTTGCCACGAGGCATCTCATTAAGAAAGTAAGCCGTAATATCCTTCTGATCACCCATTTCGGGTAAATACCATAAGGCATAATCAGTATTAGGAATACGATAAGTACTTTCAAGTTGGATAAATACATGTTTCGTATTTGATCCTTCTTTAAGAAGTCGAGCTTGAGTAGTTTTCTTGGGTACTACATGATTAGGAATCAAAAGAATTGAACTCCTGATGGGAACTGCATTACAAAATGCTGAAGATCCCTCTTCCCCAATGTATAACATATACTGTCTTCTTTTCATAGAATTCAGTAACTCATGACTCTTCATACACTTAGTAGTATGTGGAGTGTCCACGGGAACAACATATGATTGTTCTTTCTCGCGGCGAGTCTCAGATCCCCACCAAGGTTTAACTTCCTTGTCGTCTGTAACTTCCAACTTGGGTGGTAGTCCATGACTAGTGGGAATTGTTTTCCACTTCTTAATAACTTTCCTCAATAAATTAATAAAGGCCATTCCGCCTAACGTAGATATCAATTTCATTTTCTGAATATGTGACATCCGACGAATATAACGTGATGGTCGAGGTAAAGTTGAGAATCGCAAAATATCATTTCTGCGTTTCCAATACAAGTAACCGACAATAACAATAGAATAAATAATACTAAATATAAGAGTTGGTAACATGACTTTGTAATTATAAATTTCAGCAATTATGGCCATAACAATGCTAACACAAGCGATGTAAATGGTTTTATGCCAAATATCTAGTAACAAATCACGATTCAAAGCGATGAGTAACATTCTACCCCAGCGAGAATAAAAGAAAAGTCTAATCTTATTTTCTACCCAAGAGCAAATTTGTTCCTCACATTCATAAATAGGTGCAAATGAAGGCAAACTGAAAAACTGAGATTCTAATTCTTCATCATCATCCCAATCATAGTCTGATTCAAGTGCAGGAACATCACAGTATTGAGAATCGAATTCCATGGGCATACCATCTTCATCGAGTTCTAAATTCTGATTAGCTTTGAACTTCTTAACATAATCACGCTGATCTTGAAAGTGTTGAAACGATTGTTCCTTCATAAAACGCAAAGCAGTTTTAATATCAACATCCACTAATTCTTTTCCTTCGAATTTATGTGGTACAAATTTAATTGCTTGTTGAGAAGTATGATCGCATGTAGCACCAGGCTTCAAAATAGCGCGTTCAATAGTGTAATAGGCATAATCTGGAAAGATTTGTCCAGGAAAAGCCTTATTAAGTTTTTCCGGATCAAGCATTTTGGTTCCCTCAATGCAATATTCCGGTCGAACTCTCATTGTAATAACACAATTGAATCTGCGTAGAATTGACAAAGGTTCGTTTGAATAATCACCAGCGCTGATTTCTTTGACATTTGTAGTGCCAAGGACAACAGATGGTTCAATCATAACGTTTCCTTTTAATTCCACATTTGGATTTAATGCTGCCATAGGAGCATTATTAATAAATTGAATAATTTTCATTAAAGGATTACCTTCTACGGTATCTTTCTTGGCATTAGCCAAATCATCGAAAATTACACCACTATGATAGGTGCGATATTCAGATTGAAATTTATCAAATTCATTTAAAGTGATAATATTCTTTGGGTCAGAAGCAAAATTATTAACTTTAAGTATATATTGTACTAAAGCATTAGATACGGCTGATTTACCAACGGAAGTGCCTCCATGAAGAAGGATTCCATATGGTTTCATTCGTACACATTCTCTCTGACTCATAATACGAGCTGATTTCAAGGTTCGTAAGTCTTTCAATTTACTGCCAAAATAAGATCTCTCTCCAGCTTTACAGTGGTCGAGTTTTTCCAAAGTTTTGGTAATCATGGCATCAAGTGTTGCATCATATTTATGAGGATCTACGGTTAGACGTCCAACTTCTATTAAAGAACGTTGAGATGTTAACATAGTAAAATCATCTTCATACTTAGATTCATATGAATCTGCGTAAAATGAGCGTAAGGAAAAAGTAGTAGTAAATTCTCCAAAACACTTGCAAAAAATCGAAGTAAATTCAAGGATTGCACTAACAAGATCGGATG